ACATCTAAAACGCCTGGATCTCATTGGGTCGATAATGCTGAAAAACACGCAGTCAACAAAGTCACTCGTGCAATGAGCGAAATCTGGGACAAGGAACTCAAAAAGAAAGGAATAATCTAATGGCAAAAATTGGATTAAAGTATCCGGTAGCCTCTGAGCTGACTGCGGATACTCCGACCTATGGCACCGGCTTTATCATCGGTAAAGCCATCGCTGCCAATGTTTCCATCGACGCAAACGACAACATTCTCTATGCCGACGACTCGCCGGCAGAATCCGACGCTGGCTTTGCTGGTGGTTCGATTGAGCTTGGTGTTGATGACCTGACCGATACTGTCTATGCAACCCTTCTGGGCCATGACATCACGGACGGCGTTGTGACCGCATCGACCACGGACGTTGCACCGAACTTCGGCATCGGTTTCTACACCGTTCGCATGAAATCTGGCTCACGCTCGTATAAAGCGACTGTGCTGTACAAAGTGCAGTTTGCCGAGCCTTCTGATGAAGCACAGACCAAGGCTGAAAGCATCGAGTGGAATACGCCGACCATTGAGGGCACAATCATGGCTCTGCCGGCTGGCGAGTGGAAGAAGCAGAAGACCTTCACGGCTGAATTGGATGCCATCGCATTCATCGAGGCTTTGCTGAATGTTGGTCTTCCTGTCAGCAAGACCGCCCTTGGTGTTGACATTGCTGATGCACAGGCTCTCACTCCAGCCACATACACGGCCGCAAGTTATGCTGTGGTCTATTACAGGCTTCAGCAAGCCCTGGCTGTTAACACCGACCCTGACGCAAGCCAGGCACAGGTTGATCTGGCCGAGGATAACCTCGAAGCCGCAATTGCCGCTCTGGTTACGGTTTAAGAAAGGAGACTGGGCCGGGAATAATACTCCCGGCCCTTTACTTTTATGGCAAAGATTAAAATCGGTCAGACAGAATTCGATATGCTTTTTAACATCAATGCACTTAATGAGATCATCAAGAAATACGGTGGCATGACTCAAATGGAAAAGTCGCTGCTCCAGGCGAAAAGCGAAACCGAATCAATCGGCGCATACATCTGGATCATCACGACTTTAATCAATCAGGCAGCACTTGCTCACAACATGGATGTCGAAATGGGAATTTTGGTTGGTGAGAATAGTGCGACCATAACCGAGCAGTATGTCATGGCTAAGTTAAGGCCAAAAGATTTATTCAGCCAACGGAACGCAGTTTTCCAAACGATCTCCGAAGACTCATCTTTTGAGACTGACGACGAACCAGAGGAGAAGGACGAAGTTCTGGCGGAGATTGAAGCAGAAAAAAACGTGTAAACCGGGGAGGGTCAATCGATACTCTCCGGCTGCTTGCTATAGGGCTCATGGTGGGTCTTACGCGTCGAGAAACATTACTTGCTAAACCGGGAACCATCATGCAGTTGTGGTGTCACCACAGGCTGTTTACAGGCCATGCTCAAAAGCGAAAGAAGCAATCAATCTTTTAGGAGGTCTTTATGCCGGACAGAACAATAACAACAACCCTTGCGCTGGACGGCGAGAGAAAGTTCAAGGATGCGATCAAGGACATCAACAAGAATATGGGTGTCCTTGGTTCCGAGCTTGCTAAGGCAACGGCTGGGTTCGACAAGTCTGACAAGTCTATCGAAAAGTTGACAAAAGTCAATGAAGTGCTGGCCAAGCAGATGGACGAGCAGAAAAAGAAGATCGCTGAGACGGCAAACGCTCTTGAACAGGCCGAGAAGGCCTATGGCAAGAACTCAAACGAGGCCAAAGAGTACCAGATCCAGTTGAACAAGGCCGAAGCAGCTTTGACAAAGATGGAAAAGGAACTCAAGGACAATGAGAAGCTGATTGAAGAACAGGGCAAAGAAGCTGATAAAGCAGCAGACAAGATTGATGAATTTGCAGAGTCAACCGAAAACGCCGACAAAAAAACTGGCAAATGGGCGGACTCGCTTAAGAGCGCAACAAAAAGCATTGCAACAGGCTTCGGAAAGGCTGCCGTCGTTGGGGCCACGGCTGTTAGCGCTGCTGCTGCTGCTGTCGGTGTCGGCATGGTCAACCTTGGCAACGACTATAACAAAATGGTCAATCAACTCGGCGCATCGACCGGGTATGCGGGTGAAAGCCTGGATGAACTCGGACAGATTGCAAAGAATGTCTATGCAAACAACTTCGGGGCTGGACTTGAGGACGTTGGCGAGTCAATATCGACTGTCCAGCGCATAACCGGCAGATGGGGCGACGAGCTTCAAAAGGCAACCGAATCAGGGCTGGCGCTAAGGGATACGTTTGGCTATGAAATCGAGGAATCCTCAAGAGCTGCCGCTGCATTAATGAAGCAATTTGGAATTAGCTCCGAGGAAGCATACAACATCATCGCTTTCGGGGCGCAGAACGGCGCTGACAAAAACGGCGATATGCTGGACACCATCAATGAATATGCCGTCCAATACAAGTCGCTCGGCCTTGATGCAGAGCAATTGATTACCAGTCTTCAGGTTGGTGCTGCGCAAGGCGCATGGAGTATGGACAAGGTTGGCGATGCCGTCAAAGAGTTCAATATCAGAGCAAAGGACGGATCAAAAGCCAGCATTGAGGCATTTCAGCAGCTAGGATTAAATGCCGACGAGATGACAAAGAACTTTGCTGGTGGCGGTGACAAGGCAGAGGAATCGTTCTTCAAAGTTGTAAATGCCTTAAAAAATATAGAAGATCCTATGGCCAGAAATACTACCGGGGTTGCGTTGTTCGGCACTCAATTTGAGGATCTTGAATCAGGGGCCTTGAAAATCCTTGCCGGCATGGCTGACACATCCGAATACGCGGCCGACAGTCTGGAAAAAATAAACGAAATCAAATACAACGACCTTGGATCTGCTCTTGAAGGTGCAAAGCGAGCACTTGAAGTAGGACTCCTCCCGGCTGCTTCTGCTGTTGCTGGGGAAATGACTTCAATGGCTCAAGAGGCATCAAAGGCATTTTCCGATGGATTCCAGCCAGAGGATATCACTGCTATAGGCACAATGATCAGCGAGAAACTTGTTGAAGGCTTGAAGGGGCTTTCAACTGTTTTGCCACAAATCATGTCTGTATTGACGCAGACGCTTCAGCAAGTTGTTCAGTTGCTTATCCAGGTAATGCCGACAGTTTTGCCATTGCTTTTGCAAGCAGGGATGGATCTAATCAAGGGGCTTTTGGATGCAATTCTGGCAAACATAGAGCCACTGGTTGCTATGGTCAAACAAATGGTCACAATGCTAACAAACTTCATTGTCGAGAACCTTCCGATGCTGCTCGATGCTGCCATCCAGATTGTCCTGGCGATTGCGATGGGTATCGCTGATGCGCTGCCGGAATTGTTGCCGGCAATCGTTGACATGATCGATGCAATCATCACAGTTATCATTGATAATCTGCCGATGTTCATCGAAGCTGCATTGAAAATTATTGTGGCTTTGGGTGTTGGGCTGATTCAGGCTTTGCCTCAACTGCTTTTGCAGATCCCGAAGATTTGGTTAGGCATCAGAAACGCTTTTCTTAACATTGACTGGGGCAAACTCGGATCTGACATCATGGCTGGTATTGGTAGAGGATTCACGAAAGCGATTGGAAATCTTATCAAGTCAGCCAAAGAAGTCATGGGTGCAGTTGTAGATGGCATCAAGGGCTTCCTTGGCATCAAATCGCCTTCAAGGGTCATGGCTGATCAAGTCGGTATGAACATGGGCCTTGGTATCGCAGAAGGCATCACAGGTACATCCAGTGCGATTGACAAGTCGCTGGCAAATGTTATCCCTGACATTGAGAACCAGTACGGTGCGGCATTTGCGGTAAGTGCAAGCGGTGAATCTACAGTCAAACATATCCATAACGGTAAGTTAAGGATTGAAGGCGTCAATGACAGAGGGCAACTTATGGGTGCTGTAGACATCATTATTGATCAACTTAGGATGGATAAGCTACTGCAAGGAGCGTGAGCATGGAGAACAAATTGACAAACTCAAGCAACGTGCTGATCGCTGGCATCCTTGCCAAAGCAAAGAGTAATGCGGGACAGAGAGTCATCGAGACGGAAATGCTCGATGGCTCTTTCACCGTCCAAACTATTGGGTCGTCGGCAACAAGGATTGAGGTTGAACATTATTGCAGCACAGCGACCCGTCGCATTTTGCAGTCAACTGCAGCAGCAGGCGAGCCAGTCAAGGTCTACTGGAGAGACAAAGTCTATACCGGACTGATCTCTGGAGGCACCATCTCATGGGAGCAATGGAGCCGAATTAAAACAAATTATGCTGATAAGGTCACCTTTGTTCTGCTAGTCACAGCGGAGGCCGATCAATGAGATACATCGACCCTACCCTAAAGGCTCGCATCCAATCCGCTCAACAGACACTATACAACAACGCCAACCCACAGATGGAAGTCATCGCTATGCGGGCGACAACTCCGATCACCCGCAAAGAGCTCTGGCAGGAACTGACCATCACAGAAGGCGCAACAGCAATCTGTACCAGTGTGGCTGTGCAAAAGACCGGCACACAGCCGGAAAAGGTTTATGTCGCTTATGTGGACTCGACTGGCTTGTTAACAGTCAAATCCGCAGTCGCCCGCATCCCGATCCGGCTCATGACATGGACCACCGAGCTGACCATTGCCGATTGCGCCGCGTGCTCATTGGAGTTTGAGGGACACTTCCGACATTTTAGTCGCAACGTCGAGTTTCGCACCGATGAAACACCGTATTTGGCATATCTGACCACGAGTGGTGCTTTATATGTCGGAATATTGGGCGAGACACCTGAGCAACTGGCCGGGGCCAACGTGACATCGGTTGACATGATCAACGGCGTGTCAAACACCTACGACGCGCAGGATCAGGGCTTCTTTGTTTTCTACACGATCAACGGCGGGGTGTATTACAACTGGTACATCGACGGTGAGTGGCAAGGTCAAGAGCAGGTCACAATCGCACCCAGCAATGCGGTCAAAGTCAAGGCCGAGCGCACGTTCGACTGGCGCGTTATCTTGCACGTGCAAGATTCGTCCGGCTCGGTGTATGAAGTGTTCTCGAAAATGGAAGCCACCGGTTGGAACGGCACAGACTTCATTTGGATGGATGTCTCTGTCTCGACTGAGTTGGTTGATGTTTACTATTCCGACTACTCTGGCGAAGAACGGATCTCGCTTGACGTCACAGCAGACGCCTGGAATATGGCGACCTACTCGCCAACGCTACTCCGAGCCTGGAATATCCCAACGTCGATGGAAGATCCAGAGAATCCGGGCACGTATTACGACGATTACGGTTACAGGGTCGTCTTTGAGTTCGACGAGTGCATAAGGAACGCGACAGATTATCCGGCTCAGTTCAAATTGACCGATGCCTACAACGCCTCTTGGTATGGCCAGAGTGTCCAGCAGGATTATCATAGCCGGTTCGTAACTGTCACGTTCACGGACTTCAACAACGCCGGAAACGACATCACCGCGACCGGTTTGCCGGGTGTCTTGACTAACGGCCTGACACCGTTGGCGACGACTTCTAAAATTTTCACAGCAACAGGATTGGTGCCGACGTATGTGCCTGCACCTGTGCCGTTGAGTGTCGGGAATATTCAAGCCTTTGATTGGGGGGACTAGGATGGCAGCTTATGAATATGGTTCGGCCATCAAGGTTACCTTTGACCTGCCAGTTTTCACGAGTCTTCCGGGTGCACTCTCAACAGAAGAATACATTCCGGCTGGTGGATCGGCCGCTGCGTTGATTGCCTCTGGATTCAATTCGTCCTATCCAACAATAAACGCATTTGACGGATCAACTTCTACCTACTGGAGGTCCAGCTCGACCACTGCAGGCCAATGGATCGGCAAGGATTTCGGTCGCGATGTGACCTTGACCAAAGTGATTGTTCGAATGGACTATTCATCAGGCCGAATCAATGCCTATCAACTGCAAGGATCAGCAGATGGCACGACATGGGCCGATGTAGCGAGCGGCAATTTCATTAACGCATCTGGCGACCAGATAGTCACCTTCTCGGCTGCTACCTATCGATACTGGCGGCTTTATGCGACCAGCAAGTTTTCCAGCTACTACACAGTTTCAGAGATGCGCTTCTACGGTTCGCGGATCACTTACGACACGACCGGCTGGATTGTCACAGGATATGAGCCGGACAAATCGCCAGAGGGCGGTTTAGTTCCGACCACCTATTCGATTCGCAAGATCACCAAAGTGGATGACGACTATTCAGTAATTTTGTGGCTCGATCTTAGGAATCGGATGGAACACCCGCAAGGGCTTGTCACGGTTGATTTCACAGGCTCGCTGCAAGGCCCAGGAAACGCAGCGGTCGCGCCGTTCACCTTAACATTCACACCGTCTAACATCGCACCGATATTTAATCCTCATGATTCCGAACGGATCAGTCTGTCTGTATCAGTAACAGCAACTCGCATGCGGATTTATTACGAATCATATCAATCTGCGGATGAAAATATCGAAATTACACCGGCGATCACAGCTTCGTTGATTCATGTCAATGACCTCGAACAGTAGGAGGGAAAATGGAAATTACACAAAAGGTCAATCTGCACAACCGTTTTGATGTCGAGGTCAGAGATGCGAAAACGGGCGAGTTAAAAAAGCAAGCCTACGCCGAGAACATTATTCTGACCGCCCTATGGACGCGGATGATATCGTCAACAAGTGGCTATTTTAACCGGATTCACCTTGGTACTGGGACTGGCACTCTTTCTGCCGCAAGGACGAGTCTTTTCACTTTCTTATCTTCGAGAACAGTCTCAAATCCGACGAACGTCATAGACCGCGAAAATGGTTTCGTAAGCTCCAGGCGAAGCGTTACATATGCGGAAAATGAATTGGTTGGCTCAATAATCACAGAGGTTGGAATTGCTTACGGTGACACAAGCACCAATCTGGTGACACATGCCTTGCTGAAAGACATGAATGGCAATCAAGTATCACTGCTCAAAACCGATACCGACATCATCACAATTTATGCCACGGTCTATCTTGTGTTTTCGGCCTCGGGATGGGACTCTGGCCACATCAGGCTAATTCCGCTTGACGATGCAATCACTGATCGTGGAACATCAACCCCTGCATCAATAATTGCGAGGATTTTGGGCGATTCTTGGACTGCGTCTAACACAAGATGCGATTTTAACCAGTTTAGGTATCTTCCAACCTCAGGAGGAATTGCCCCAACAATTACATACGACGTTGCAAACAAGAGGATTACTTTCTACACACGGTTGCCAGCTGGGTCAGAAAATGGGGATGGAATATATTCCATCTTGCTGGGCCAATCAATTTTATTTGATGTCATGGGGTCTACATCTTTTCCGGGGTCAAGCATAATTGGCGAACAGATCGGAGTTGGCGATGGTACAACTCAAGACTTTAAAACAGCATTCGGCCACGTTAAAACCGGAGCAAAAATTTATGTCGATGGTGTCGAGCAGACTATAGGTGTAACAGTTGATTTATCAAAACCAGGAGCTGCCAATATTTCATCTGAATTTATCATACATTATCAGAATTCTTACTTGTTTGGGGTTGAAACTGCTATTGGTGCATCGTCTCCATCTGGGCTAACTGTAGAGTTTGAAAATCCATACTATGCTATATATGGCATAGACAGTTTTTACTCAAATCGAGGATCTTTGTACGTTTCTGATGACAGAATCACTTGGGACTTACTTGACACATATACAAGTACCGGAACGCGAACGATTACTGGCTCAAATCGCAATAAGAGATACTGGAAATTTGTTGAAGATTCTACCTTTGACCACAGACTGAACCAATTTGTCAGCAATGATCTCACTGCAGCCGCCTTGAAAAACGTCCACTTCGCAACTCCTCCAGCTTCTGGAGCAGTCATCACCATCGACTACGACACCGAGTTGGTCGCCAAAGACGCAAACCATGTCTTTGACTGCACATTTGTCCTGCAATTTGGCGAGGTGACATAATGGGCGTACTATTTGCATGCGGCGTGTTGATCTTTCTGGTCGGTCTATATTGCGGTGCCAGATTGCGGGGTGACTAAATGATCACTTGGGACTTCGCCAGAGAGCTGGACATCGCCGCCAGCCCGGGCAACACGACAAGCTACTTTGACAACATGTGCCAGTCGTTCTACATCGACACCGGAACGATCCGGACAAGAGTCGCAGAACTGGAAGATGGACATTGGGCAGAGATCGACCGCGAGGCCGAGGTAACGATCAGCGACACCGGATATGGCGTGCTCGACATTGAGCATCACTACAACGGTCACGTGTGGGGGACGGCACAGCACGACGCTGATGTCGTCCTTCTCCTATATGTTTACATGCTCGATGTTTCGACCTGGCTCAAATCCGGCGAGCAAATCCTGCAAGCCGACAATCAGATCAAGGCTGGCAGGGTCACGATCTCGAATGCTGACCGGACTGTTTTCGAGGATGACATACTCACATTGTTCGCACCAGGTAACCGTATCAGGCTCAGATTCAGGTCCGGCAATTCCGATGCTTACGATCTCGGACAATTCCACATTGAGGAAAGCCCATACTCAGAGACTGGCGCGGAGTTCAGTTTCTCGGGCCGCAATCGACTTGGATTCCATCTTGCAAACCAGACATTCGATGAACGGACAAGTTACACCGGCGACATTACTGGCGTCTTTACAGAGCTGCTCACGGACGCTGGCGTGCCGACTCGCTACCAACTGATCGAATCCAGCCTCGACTCCATCGCGCTGAATTTTAACAGCTCAGACACCTACATGGCGGGATTGACCTCTGCGCTGGCTGCTGCGGACTGGTACATGGACGACAAACCGGATGGCACAATCGTTATCGGCACAGCGAGCTTTGTTAGAACAAACGTGGCGTCAACCGGGATCCATTCGTTCGACCGAGGTTCCGAAGTGTTCAGCCGGGCGGTCACTCGTAAGACTGATGGCGTCTATTCAAGGGTCTGCGTCCAAAGAAATGGTCCAAATCCACGCAAAGTCTTTGCCGATGTCCCATATTACGACGGCTGGTATCTCGCTGGCCACCGGACTTTCTACCAGGATGTCCCGGACGATTGCTCGGATGCCACAATGGACAGACTATCGACTCAGCTGGTCGAGGGCATGCAGTATTCGGGGATTGTCGAAAAGTTTGACTCACCGTTCCGGCCTTGGCTCCAGATTGGTGACGTGGCCTATGTCACCGGCGGCGACTCGCCCAGGCTGGCAGGTATCATAACAGAGGTCCAGCACCATTTTGGCGAAAACGGATACTTCACATCGTTCACCGTCACTTCCGGCGGCACGATCAGTAATCCTGACAATCCGCTCACGGTGGCGTCGCAATATGTCGGGAAGCTTGGCGGGGCGAACAGGCAGCGCAGGCTCCTGGACTATTTGTCTGGCAATTACGGATCGTCAGCTGGGGCAAGCTCAAGCGGCAATATCGTCTATCAAGCTGCAGTCGCTGGCGGTTATACAGGGGACGAACAGACGTTAAACGTAAAGGTCGCCAAAGTCGCTGCCGGCGCGGTTGTGCCTGACGGCGGGGCGAAAGGGCAACTGCTGGTCAAACTTAGCGCAACAGACTACGACGCCGACTGGATCGACGAGGGAATTTGGGGAGGGATGTAAATGGTAACCAACAAGAGACTGGCAGCTGGCACGCTGTCTGACACCAACGCAACCCTATACACCGTCCCAGCCTCAACAACAACGATCGTCAAGTCGCTGGCGCTCTGCAACACGACGGCAGCGGCAGTCACTGTCACGCTCAAGCTCAACGGTGTCGAGATCTTTGCCGGCAAGAGCATTGCTGCGAATGACACCGAGTTTGTTAGCCTGGACCAGATCATCGGTGCAGCGGAATTAATCGAGGGGTCGGCCAGTGTAGCATCAGCAATCAAATACAGCATCAGCGGCAAAGAACTGACGTAAGGGAGACAGACAGGATGGTGAATGGACAGCTCTCAGAAGCAACGACAATCGTTATTGTTGGCGTCCTTGGATTGCTAGGCATCGCCGGGCTTGTGTTCGGTGTGCTTATCCAAATCAAGAAACTGCGGTCAGATGCAAAGGCCGAGACGGACGCTAAAGTCAAAAAGGCAACCGAAGAAGCTATCAGAGAAAAAGAATCGGAAATTGCTTTTCGTGAGTTAAAGGCATCAGTCGATAATGTGAACACAACAGTCAAAAAATTGACAGAGGACATGAACAAACGAATTGAAGGTGTCGAATGCACTCGAACTGCCCACGTCGCTGAACTTGCTGAAATCCGGGAAATCGCCAAATCAGCTCATAAGCGCATCGATGAACACCGGAAAATAGACCATAAAATCATTGAGCAAGACAAGGAAAGTGATTATGGCTAAAAAAACTAAGTACTCCAAAAAAATCGTCACAGGGATCAGCATCGTGCTGGTCCTTTTCATTGTCGCTGTCCTGATTATCTATTGGCACACAGGATCTGAACCGTCTGTCCTGGTCGGATCCGTGTTCGCAGCGGCACTGGGTGAATACTGGCAGCTGGCTGGGATCAAGAAAGCGGAAATCAAGAAAGGGGATCAATCGAATGAACCAGATCGACTGGAAAACGAAATTGACAAGTAGGAAGTTCTGGGTTAGCCTGGCAGCCTTTGTGTCGCAACTGATTGTCGTTTTTGGCGGCGCAGAGTCGGATGCGGTGAAGATCACGGCCTTGATCATGGCCGGGGCGACTGTTATTGGCTATGCCCTGGCAGAAGGACTGGTTGATTCGACCAGGGGAGGTAGTAATGGCGACAGCTAAATTCTCGAAAGCCGTTGATGGAAAGAAGAAATTCGCGCCAAACTTTGCGATTGGTGAGTTCGCATGCAAGGATGGATCAGATACGATCTTGATCGACACCCAGCTCGCCTACTATCTTCAGAAAATTCGCGATCACTTCGGAAAGCCTGTCCGTATCAACTCCGGCTACCGCACAAAAGCATACAATGCCCTAGTCGGTGGTGCGAGTCAGTCCCAGCATGTTCTGGGCACGGCCGCGGATATTGTGGTTGATGGCATCACGCCTACTCAGGTTGCCAGCTACATCGAGCAGATCTTGCCCACTGGCGGCATCGGCATCTACAAGACTTTTACGCATATCGACGTCCGAGTGGCAAAATCGCGTTGGAATGGTTGAGCCTGCCTTGTCCGTATGACCGTCATCGGGTCTGCTCATCGTCGATTGTCGGCGAGTGCCAGGCGATTCGCTGTCCATTGCATCCCGAACGCAATGACATTGAATTAATACCAAGACATGACAAGGCCCTCGACCCGGAGTGATCCGGGCCGGGGGCTTATTTCATTTTGACCTGTTATTGGCTGAAGACAATGCTATCTCCCTGTTTTCTGGAGTATCATCCCATTCAAAAGGTAAATCAAATGCAATTTTTTCGTTTGGTCTGTGTTCACCGTCAAAATCGAGAGATATCTTTCCATTTTCTGCAAATAAAATATAGCCGTTTCTATAAAAAAGCTTCTCGTACAT